CGACATCCCAACTATTTGCAAGTTTGCCAGCTCTGGTGATACAGCAGTCTTTTGCAATGATATTACCACACCATATAACTAGTGTAGGCTCTGAAATAGAACGTGTAGGGTAAAGTGCTTTTTCCACCCAATCCCACTTTTTATTCAGTGTTACAGGATTTCTGCAATCTTCGTCTGTGTCGTAGTCATCCATGTAGATGACGTCAGGACGAATTGCTTCATTACGCATACCACGAGGAGCAGAACCTGCACCAATAGCAATAAACTTAGCACCGCAAGTACAAGTGAACTCTCTGTCTGTCCATTGTCCAAGGACGGGTTGTTTGCCGTAAAACTGCTGTATACGAGGGTTGCTTTCGAAGTTAATTCTGTAAGGAGTGAGCAAACGCACTGCTGCATCAATTGTAGCACTTGCAAGTGCTACGAACTTCTTGCGCTTTGTGAGTGTAAGGTACATCAAAACGAACATCACAACAGTTGACTTTGCTAGCTCTCTAGACCAGGAAAGAACCTCGTACCATTCATCATTCTCAATAAGTCGTTTTATTGCTTTGATATGGAAAGGTGCAAATTCATACTTCGCATAACTTGGAAAGAAGTATTTTATCCACTCTACAGGATCTTTCTCCAATCTCTCACGCATTTTATCAATGTCATAGCGAGATAGAGATTCGTCGATGTCTATATTTTTTGCAAGTCCTTTATTGTACTTTTCCCATATAGCAAGGGCTTGCTTGTCGGTCCATTTTGCCATATTTATTTTTTGTTATTTGCTTGGTCTTTAATGAAAGCGTCAAACAAGTTATTGAACTCTTTTGCTTTATCAATATCAATGGGTCTTAGCCATGAAAGAAAGCGCATCGCAACAGACACACAGTCTGGCACTCCAATGTCTGATTCTAGTTTCTTGATAGCACCTGCAATCTTCGCAAGTGCATCAGCTTCTTGCGTTGTTGCAAAGCGTTTACCTGGTGGTCGTGAATTAATATTGTTATTGATTTCCACAATTTGATAACTCCATTGTGAAATGATTTGCTCTGGTGTGATTGTCTTTGATGCCTTTATCTCCTGCCATTTTCCCTTTTCTGCCCACCTTGCAATCGTTTGTCTTGTCGTTCCAACTTTCTCTGCGATTTCTTCCTGGGTGTAATTGCCGTCAAGATATAGCGATTGCGCTATACTTTTTTTATTTAAACTGTTGTCTTTTGCCATTGTAAGTCTTTTAATAATGTGTAGTGCAAAGTTCATATATTTTTTACTGAAATAAAAACGCTTTATTTATTGTATGTATTTGATTTGCAATGATATACAAACGTGGCGCAACCATGTAAAAGCCGTTTTTTTTATCGAAAAGTGCTCTTTATATTTGCAAAAAATTTACAAACGAAAATGGCAAATAGTAGCATTTTTAACACCATCCCAGGTGATGGAGAAGTCGCAATTCTTTTGTATGGAAATGTCGGCGCAAACCAGCAAGTAGATTCAGAGAGAGTAGTATCAGAATTACTTGCTTTAGAAAAGATGTACAATAAAATTGATGTACGCATCAACAGTACTGGCGGAGATGTTTTTTCAGGCATGGCAATCTACAACGCACTTCGTAACAGCAAGGCTAATATAACAATGTATATAGATGGCGTTGCAGCAAGTATTGCAGGCATCATTGCTTTGTGTGGAAAGCCTCTTTACATGTCTCCATACGCAAAGCTCATGCTTCACGCTGTTAGTGCTGGTGCTTATGGCAAAGCTTCTGAACTCAGAGAAACTGCAACACTAGTTGAAAGTTTACAGAATGATCTTGCGTCAATGATTGCAGGTCGTTTGGGACAAAATAAAGAAGAGATTGTGGCTAAATATTTCGATGAAAAAGACCACTGGATTAGCGCACAAGAAGCTTTAGAAATGAAGCTAATAGATGGCATTTACGATATGAAAGGTGAAGATGTAAAAGCATCGACCACCGAGGAAATATACAACTATTTTAATAACAGGCTCGAACAGCCTTTAAATGATAATGAAATGACGTTAAAAGACCACTTAAAGGGCGTTGCGTCTTTTGCAAATTTGGCAGACGACAACGCAGTTTTAGCTCACATCAATGAGCTAGAGAATGCAGCAACTAAAGTTGAAGCACTTGAGAAAGCAGTTAATACTTACAAAGAGAAGTTAGCTGCGTTGGAGCAGAAAGAAATTACCTCTTTCATTGATAAAGCTATTGCTGAAGGTAAAATTACCACCGAGCAAAAAGAAAGCTTTACAAACCTCATGAACAGCGATAGAAAAAATACAGAAGCATTGATTAACTCAATGAAAGCAAATCCTTTCGTAAAGGCTTCTTCTGTGTTTGCTCCTGAGAACAAAGGTGCAGAAAATATCGCTAATAAGAGTTGGGATGAACTCGACCAAGCAGGCGAGCTTGCAATCCTTCGTGCAGCTTCTCTTGAAACTTTCAAAGCGAAGTACAAAGAGAAATTTGGAATAGATTATAAGGAGTAAAATCCTCTGTAATATCATCTCACCTACATTTACTTATTATTTACTTATTTATTGGTTTAAATTAAAAAGAATTTACAATGGCATTAAACAAAGAAATTTGGCAACAATCGCTGGTCGAAAACTTCTATCCAACGAACTCATTTGCTGAAAAATCAGTAGACGATTCAGTTTACGTTTCAAACCATAAGGTTCACATCCCTAATGCTGGTGCTCCTTCTGGTGTAAAGAAGAATCGCCAAACCAAACCTGCAACTGTGAATCAACGCACAGACAACGATTTGGAATACGTAATCGACGAGCTAACAACTGATCCTATCTATATTCCACATATAGATACCGTTGAGTTGTCGTACGATAAGCGCAATAGCATCTTGCAAAATGACAAGTCGCAACTTCAAGAGGTTGCACACGTGAACTTGCTTGAGCGTTGGGGTAAACTTGTTCCAAAGGAGCAGGTAATTCTTACAACAGGCACAAAAGAACGAGACGCACACACTTCTGTAACTTCAATTGGTAAGCGCAAGCGCATCTGTAAAGAAGATGTTATCAACTTGATGACAAAATTTGATGCAGACAACATTCCAGAAGGTGATCGCTACTTGCTTTTGGACGCACACATGTACGCTGATTTGCTTGCAGATCTAGCAGATACAGATAAGTGGGCTTTCACAAACTCAGCAGACGTTCAACGAGGCATTCTTGGTAACCTTTATGGCTTCAATATAATGAAGCGTTCAAAGGTTCTTCGTGTGAAAAACGACAAGACTTTGATTCCTTGGGACGAAACAGGCGAAGCAGGAGAATTAGCAGCAGCACTTGCATGGCACAAGCTCTCTGTGTCACGTGCAATGGGTGAAGTTAAGATGTTTGATTCAGAGAACAACCCACTTTACTATGGTGATATCTATTCATTCTTGCTTCGCACTGGTGGTTCAGTTCGTCGTTATGACAAGAAGGGTATTTACTTGCTAGCTGAAGCTGCGAAATAAAAGGAGGTTTGAGTATGTTACCAAGAATCAAAATTCAACTTCTTAATGGTCAATTAGGCATCGTCGGGGATTCGCCCGACGGCTTATTTGCCCTCGTTTGCGCAGCTACAGCAGTTGCTGAAACTTTCAAGCTTGACACTCCATATAGCATTCATTCGCTAGGTGATTTGAAAAAGTTAGGCGTTACAGCTGAAAATAATCCACGATTATTTAAGCATGTTTCAGATGTCTATAATGAAGTACCAGAAGGCACAAAGGTTATTGTCTTTGGCGTGGATAAAACAAAGACATTCACCGAGCTTTGCGACAAAGAAAGCGGTGTAATTAGAGAACTTATCACCTCTCAAAATGGTGCACTTCGTGGCATTTTTGTAGCTGGTGACGGTCGAGAAGCAACAGCCACAACGCAAGGTCTTGATGAAGATGTTTTTACAGCTTTACCAAAGGCGCAACAACTTGCAGAGTGGGCAACGGAGAGTCTTTTTGCACCTCTTTTCGTAGTTCTTGAGGGTCGTGGATTTAAAGGTACAACGCCTAAATCTTTGCGCAAAGAAAAGTACAATCGTGTAGCAATTCTTATTGGTGATACCATTAAATCTTCTGAAGGTGCTGCCATTGGAACTCTTGCAGGAAAGCTAGCAATTATCCCTGTTCAACGCAACGTTGGACGTGTTAAAGATGGTTCGCTATTTCCTCTAGAGATGTATCTTGGTGAAAACACTGTAGAAGAATCATTCGGTCTTGTTTCGGATTTGTACGACGCTGGCTACATCACTCCAAGAAAGTATGTCGGCAAAAGTGGATACTACTTTGTAGATGATCAGATGGCTTGCGAGCAAACAGATGATTATTCGCACTTGACTGCACGCAGAACCATTGATAAGGCTTATCGAATTGCATACAATGCACTTCTTAACTTCATGTTAGATGAGCTCACTGTGAATGAAGATGGCACATTGCATCAAGGTGTTGTGATGGCTTGGCAGCAAGAAATCGAAAACGCTATCAATCGTGCAATGACTGCAGCAGGTGAACTATCAGCAACAGAAGCAGGCGAAGGTTGTAAGGCTTTCATTGATGCTTCGCAGAATGTTCTTGCTACAAGTAAGATTAATGTGACACTCAAAGTTAGACCTTACGGCTATTCACGCTTTATTGACGTGAACCTAGGTTTCTTGGTAGAAGAGAGTGGCAAGTCAAAAGGTAAAAAGTAATGTAATGGGCGGACGCAACATTACTGGTTTGCGAGGTATCAAGTACAACATTAAGCGTGAAAAGGAATTGCTCCATGCAAAGGGCAATAAGCCACACTCTGTACAGCGTGGCAACTACGATTATAGCGGTGAAATTAGCCTTGTGCAAAGTGAATATTTGGCACTTCGTGAAGCTGCTAAAGGTGATATCTTGAACACATCGATAGATATTGTCGTTGCTTATGGCGACCCCTCACAGGGTGATGCTATGACTACAGACATTCTTATCGGTGTTGAGTTCACAGAAGATAATACAGAATGGAAGCAAGGCGACAAAAACCTTGAAAAGGCAATTCCATTCATTTTTTTAAACAAAAAACAAGCGTAAAAGATGAAGTTTACAAAAGAGCAAATTAAAGAGTGGAAAGCCAAACACGGTGAGCTTTTCGAGATTACAGTAGAAGATAAGAGTTGCATTTTGCATCGTCCAACTCGCAAGGATTTGTCTTATGCTTCAGCAGTGAAAGATCCTATTAAGATGAGCGAAGTAATGCTGAACGCTTTATGGGTTGATGGCGATGAAGAAATCAAAGAAGATGACTCTTTGTTCTTGGCAGCAATCCAAAAGATGCAAGAAATCTTGGAGGTGAAAGAGGCTGAAATAAAAAAGCTCTAGAAGATGCTGAAGTCGATACTTCAGACGGTGTAGATGTCCTCTTTTGGGACACAGTTCTTCGCTATTACCTTTCAATTGACCCAAACGAAATGCCCGACGAGGTTTGGGCGCAAACTATAAAAAATCTGAGTGAAATAAGAAAGCTAGAAAGTAATGGATAATGCTTTAAAATTTTTAATCAAGATAACGGCAACGCCAGGTAACACTTTGGCGACTGCTCGTCTTTGCGAAAAACAGCTTGATAACATAAAATTAAAATCTTTGGAGGCGAAAACAGCACTTACAAAGACATTTAATTTTAGTTCTTTCAAGTCTGGTTTAATGAGCATTCCAGGTATGGCTTTCTTGATGAATCCTACAACGCTCATCGGTGCTGGTATCGGTGCTGTTTCACGCTTAGGCGCACAAGCAGAAAGCACCGCTGTAGCGTTTAAAACACTTGTTGGAGATGAAAGTAAAGCAGGTGAAATGCTTAAAGAAATAGGCGACTTTGCAAACCATTCGCCATTCGGTAAAATGGAGCTCGTAGAAGGTGCGCAGCAGATGCTTAACTTTGGTATTTCAACCGAGAAAGTTTTGCCACTGATGAAGCAGTTAGGCGATATTTCAGGTGGTAATAAAGATAGATTCGCTTCTCTTTCACTTGTAATGGGTCAGGTTTCATCTACAGGTTACTTGATGGGTCAAGATTTATTGCAGTTCATTAATGCAGGATTTAACCCCATTCAGGAGCTTTCAACGATGACAGGTAAATCTGTTTCTGATCTTAAAGACATGATGTCTAAAGGTCAAATCACCGCAGAGAATGTAGCGCAAGCAATTGCACATGCTACAGGTGAAGGTGGTAAGTTCCACGGAATGATGGAAGCCAAAAGCCAGAAGCTAGAAGGAAAACTTTCAACACTTCAAGATACAGTTGTAACGAGTGCAGAAGAGCTTTCAAAAGGCATTAATAGCCCTATTGGTGAATTGGTTGA